TCAACGTGGGGTAGAGTATCGTATGCATACAGACCTCTATCTCATCTAAGAGAAGAAGAAAAAAGATTGAAAGAAGAATCTTTGGGAGAAAATCCGCCAATGCCAAAAGAGCCTATAATGTTCGATCCCGAAGAATTAGTTTTAGGAGGGGAAACAGGATGGAAAAAGTTCTAACCCAAAAAGCAATAGCAGATTACTGTTCACTGCCGGATATTCAATGTTCGACACCTGATATTTCAATCCCCATTATGCAGGTTGGTGTAGAAAATGTTGAGGTCCCTTTTCGATTAGAATCCAAATATGGCGGGTATCATCAACTCAATGCAAATGTGTCGATGAGAACTAATTTGGACGAAAAGACAAAAGGGATCTCAATGTCAAGATTGTTATTAACTCTAAAACCATATCTTGACTTACCCTTAAAGCATGTACTGATTGAACAAATACTTAAAGATTTAAGAAAAAATCTTGAGACAAATACAGCATATATGAAATTTGAATTTCGTATGCCAATAAATCGAAAGTCAATTATATCAAATAATGAATTTCCAATTTATTACAAATGTAAATTCGAAGGACAACTATATCAAGTAAAAGATGTGCAAGAAAGTGGTGATATAAACCATCCGATGAAAGATGTATTCAGATTCTTTCAAGGGGTTACAATTCAATATGCATCTTATTGTCCTTGTTCAGCAGAGTTGTGCGGTCACCTTACTGAAAATCAAAGCAAAGGATACCCACATAACCAAAGATCATTCGCTGAAATTGTTGTTGAAGTTAAAGAACACCATTACGTTTGGTTGGAAAACATTATTGAAGCAGTTGAAAATGCGTTAATTACTCTTCCTTATCCAGTCATCAAAAGGGTAGACGAACAAGAGATTGCTAAAGTTGCAGCACAAAATCCCATGTTTGTCGAAGATGCAATTAGAAGAATTTCACAAGCATTAAATGAAAAAAGTGAAATCTTTGATTGGATTGTAAAATGCAGTCATGAAGAATCTATTCATACGTCTGAAGCCATTGCAATCAACTGGAAAGGAATTCCATATGGTTTTAATGGAAGGAGATATTTATAATGGACGAGAATGGAAATCCAGTTATTGATGTTTGCATCTCATATGGATTTGGGAAAGAAAACAAATATGCTCTGGAAAGAATTCCACATAAGATTCAATTAGCAGTTTACAAGTATGATTTGTTTATGGATATGAAAGAAACTATTTCAAAATCTATAAACAAAAAACATGCTAGAGTTAAAGTAGTTCATCTCCCATTAGATACATTAAGAAGGAGTTTCTCAGATATTATTGCTTTAATAGATTTCTGTTTTAATGAATTTGGATGTATAAAATATGTAGTACATCCAAATAAAAATATACAAAGTTTCATATATAATTTTCTTCAATGGGACACGGAAAGAAGAATTCTTTGTATTGAGACTTTTCCATATAGAAATAAAAAGCATATAAGATCTCCTTTAGATATTATGGAATGGTGTATTCATTATCCTGAAGTTCTAAAAATGGTCATTGATACAAGTCATATTGAAGAGATATGGATGAGTCATATGATTATGCCAACTCTTTTGAGGCACACTTCGGTAATACATTTATCGAATCAATCAAAAGAAAAAGCTATAGGAAAGCATCTTCCATTTAATCATCCTGAAGGAATGTTTAACTTAGTCAGTTTCGTCAGGATGTTAAAACATAATTACAAGTGGGAGGGCGACCTCGTGTTGGAATATATGCCAGAATATAAGCATAAGTTAGTCAAAAACAAAGAGTACATTGAGAGGTTATTGGCATGAGATTAAACGATGTAATACAAATCTATCTCAAAGAGAGAGAATATGAACGATCCGTATTTGGAGATTATCAAAACCTTCCAGAGTTATCGTTCCCAAGTTTTCTCATATTCCTCAAGCAGTATGCTGAAAAAGCTTTTGAGGCATATACTGGAAAATGGGACAAAGAATTACCTCCGTGGTTAAACGGATGTGCGGAAATGAAAAAAGACCAGGAAGGACCCCAAAACGGAACCGCACCAGTAAAGGCGTACGAAGAGGTTATTAAAATCATGGCTCTAGCAGGAGCCGCACTCGAAACATATACAGATCTTGACGCCAGTAAGTGGAGAGAGCATCCCGAAGCGGATGCAAAGAAGTGGAAGTAATATTAGACACTAGACATCAAAGGAGATTTAAAAGTCATGACAGAAAATCTATCTGAAATGGTCAAAGACGACCAAACCACTAGCCCTGTAATGTTTGAAGAAGCAGACCTTGACCTCCCAGCAGAAGAAGAGGAAGTAGCAGAAGAAGCCCCTGCTGCACCTGCTGCAAACATGGTTGCCATTAGTCCTTTGTCAAGCTGGTTTGAAAGAGAATCCGATAAGTTTGACAATATTAATGAAGTCAAAGTTGCAATCCGTGGAGTCGATGCGGACAAAACTTTGATCATGGCAGTTAAAACAGGTGACGAAGTTGCAGATGGTGACGAAGACCCACGCAATCTCAGAGTTTTCGAGAACGCAGATGTTTATCCTGTTCTTGATCTGCCAGCCAAAAACATGGAAGTTTATAACAATGGCTTCCAGATTCAATATGAATATGGCGATGGTATACTCATCAAGTGTTATGGGGTGAGAACCAGCTTGATCGCTACATTCTGCCAGGATATTTCTGGGGCTCCAGTTCCATACGCTGTTGCCAGAATCAAAAAGAAAGATGAGGGAATTGAAGTTCCTCCGCCACCGAACGCAGAAGCGGTTGCAGCAAAGATCAATTCGCCTCTAGATGCTGAGGCATTACAACTGAGGTATAAACAAATCTCCAAAGACATTGGAGATATGACCACAGTTCTCGATGCTGTTCATTGGTTATTAACCAAACAGGCAATGATTACAGACATCAATCATCACCTTCAGATTGACAATGTGATTATTGAGACCTTAGCGTAATGAACTTGGGTAGGGAATCTGGATGTATGCTTCGGACCCCCGATTAAACGGTGGTGGAACAAGCGATTGCCGTAATTCCCTACCCTCTTATTAAGGGTACCAGGTGAGGGGCTATTTTTATACATGCGAAACGGGTGCTAGGCATTAATTTCAGCGCTGACTCCCGAGTAGATGGTAATTGCCCCTCATCTATATTTATAAGGAGCTCGGGCGGCGGGAAACAGGCCCGATGACTGGAGGCCAAGAACATCCGACAAGGGTGCCAGTCATCCCCGCCGCCCACTTTATATTATGCAAATAAATCCAAACGTACAACTTATTTTAAAAGAAGCATATCTATATGATATTGAAGCATGTCATTATACCATCATGAAAAAACTTGGTATGGACTTAACAGGGATTGATAGAGAAAATAAAAAAGAAAGAAATATTGAAATCGGAAAACGAATGAGAGACAATCCTAGGTTAACTTCAACTCTTCGAACTACAACAGCCTCAATAATTGACGAATATATTTTAAAGAATAGAATCGAAGATGATCAAATTGTTCTAAGACAATATGATGGTATCATAACAACCAAGATGTTCAGGATAAAAGATATTCAACATGTGCCCATTGATTTAAGAAAAAGGTTCTTGACTTTTATAATATCAATTGATAGAAAAACATATATTGCAATTGATAGCGAAAATAAAGTCAGCATCAAAGGAGTTGCATTTCGTTATCCGCACATGGACAAAATCCTTGAAACAATATGCAAGATTCGTTTTTCAAATAAGAATCGTGTATTTATTAATCTTCAAAAGATTAAAGACAACTTTTTAAACTCAAACGATCCATATCTTTTTGGAATACCATCGACAAAAGGATACAACATCTATTTAAAGGGTTATGGTCAAATTGAAGTTACAGAATCAACTCTCAAAATTATGGACCCAGATGATATTGATAAACAAAGGTATTTCAAATTTTATATTGAACCATTCACTAAAAGTATAACAACGGAGTATGTATGATGATTATTATAACACACGATTATAGGAGTATTGGAAATCCGGAGATGTCTGATAGTTTTCTCATAAGACCAGACAAAGTATTAAGGGTTTGGGATATTAGAGAGAAGGTAATTGGCATCACTTTTATTTCATCATATGATAAATATTCATACCGCATTGAAGTGGAAGGAACTAGTGATAAATTACTTGCTAAAGATCTTCTTAATGCAATCAAAGTAGACACATTTGATTTAACAATAGAAGGTAATGTAAAAATAAAATGAGGTGACTATGGCAGAAAAAATATTAAACATCGCAGGCGGGAAAATACCTCCTCTTAACCCAAAAGACCCAGCATTTATAGTTAATGTTGATACTATGTTTTATCAAAATCATGACCCTGCCGAAGTTGAAATGAAAGCGCTCGAGTGGAATGAAAGTCATAATGAAATATATAATGTTAAAGCAGATGTCTTTGAGTTCATGGAAAGAACAATATTGACATTTGACAGGGTTTGTATCTATCGCTTCCTTGAGCATGTCTCATTCACACAGGTTTTGTATTTCATTTATTTAGTATCGACAGTTACAAAAGGCGGAGACAACGTTGAAGTTATTGTTCCTAATTATGAACTATTAGCAAGATTGATTTTAAGCGAGTCTCCATATGATAAAAATTTTGAAGCTCAAAATATTCGAGTAACAACTGAACTATTAAATGAACCATCATGCCCACATGCTTCAATATGGACACCGGAACGAGCAAGCTATTTTTGGGAACTCGAAGGCAGATTTAATGTTACAATTAATAGCGAACATTTTGACTTCGATGGAAGACAACTATATCTAAGATTTTTCGCAACAAGGAATAATCATGTTTAATCCAATTCAACAAACAAAATTTCATATGAAATCGAGTGGGGATGGGGGAGGAGTTTGTCATACATCAAAGATTAAACGTCCATCTCACGCAGAACTTTTACATAGAGCCAATCTCGTTCTTTATGTTGATTATAGAGATGGAGTAACTATTCATAAAAATCGCTGGGGACCACATGGGAAAGTTTCAACAAAAGAATTGATAGAGATTCTAACTCGTGTATTAGTTGAACAAGTTTTCGATGGAAGAATGAAACTATTTCAGGGAGCAATGCAATCAAGACTGAAGGGAGCTATAAAGAAAATTGTGAAGGAGGGTGCATAATGACACCTTTTAGTGAACGAGCAGCAGATATGGGATTAGATGCAGTTGGTGCGTATAAAGGTCTATACTCATATTCTGATAGTTATTGCGAAATCGTTTATCGACAACTGACTCCTGCTTTAATGCATGGAGATCAAGATCCACATGATACAGATGGAGAAGCAGCCCCAATATTAGGCATCTACACAAAGGGGCCAGAATCCATTGGTTATCAATATTGTGGTTACGTTTCAAATATGTATAAGTTCGTTGGCAATGGATCATTGATGGATAGAATAAGAGCATCCATCAGTGAAGTTGGTATCCCCATTTCAACTGAAAATGCCATGTTCGCTCCAAACTATACTAGAATGAGAGCTGAAATTATCATCCAAAGCAGCAAAGCAGTTCCGGAAATATCAGATGTATTTCCAATTATTATCGTCAACAATAGCTACAATGGAACTAAAGCAGCCTCATTAGCATTTGGTATTGGAACCTCTATGCTTAGAGAGGTTGTTACATTTGGATTTACATTAGGAGAAATAAGGCAGGTTCATATTGAGTCGTCAACCACGAGTCTCGCTTCCGCTGTAAACACATACATGGAAGTATTCAATGAAGACATCATTGAAATGGTTTCAGCCAGCTTTCAAAAGGAAGTAAGCGAAGATGATATGATGGCACTATTAGAGGTTATTGAATCATTCGGTAAAAGAAGAAGAGAACAAATATCTGATCTTCTCGATGAAATGGCCGAACAAGGTCGAACACCAACAGCATGGCAAGTATTTTTAGCCATTGTTAGATATACAAGTTTCGAGCAAAATCTGAATGTAAAGAAGATGCTTGAAAACATTGCAGAAAGCGTTCTTGTAATCCCAACGAGGATGCACCAGGTCTTAGGACAATTGGGTTCTAACTGATCTGGTTCTAAATGGGCGGGCCCTTTCAGCTCCTTTCAAACCCGCCCATTTTTTTGGAACAAAATATAAAAAGGATGTATACCAATGGTAGAGAAACTAACTCCAGATCCAGAGAAGGGTGGGCGAACATTTGTCCCAACTAGAAGTTATGATCTGAAGATGACAATTGATAACTTAGATTATACACAAGATATAATAGTTGTTCGGTTTGTTTCATCTCTTGCAACAAGTTATCAATCAGTAAACATTATATTAGAGTTAGACCCAAATGATGTTATTCTTCAACATTTGTATGGTGAAACTCCTATCAAGTTAGCAATAACTTTATTGAGAGAAGAGGAATATCCGGGACCAAGAATAGATCTGGATTTAATGTTTTTGAACGGTAAATTTCAAATCAACGAAAAAGATAAAGTATCAACAAAAGAGAATCAGCAAAAAGATAGAGGATATTACGCCCTTTCAACAGTTGTAAGAGACTCATATAAAATTATGAACACTTTAGTTAATGGTGTTTATTTGGGAACAAACATTGGTTCTGTCATCTTTGATCTCGCTTCACAACAAGCAGGAGCTAAAAAGATTGAAGTTGATACAGATGGTCAAAATACAAAACCAATTGATCAAATATGTATTCCTCCAACAACTCTTTATAAAGCAATAAAAGAATATAATTCAAATGCATCTAATCCGTTTGATGGTTTTTTAGATCAAAGATTTGGTCTTTTTGATGGAGTTCCTGGAATCTTTTGTCAATATGATAAAACTCTGAAAATAAAAAACTTAACATCTAAAATGCAAAAAGATCCAGCATTTATAGTTTATCAGATAGCGACTGATATGGAAGAAACCGAATGGGATCAAATATTAAAGGAAGTTGCAGACGACAAGACATTTTATACATATACACTTGTTGATACAGACTATGCAGGAAATGCTAAATTTGCAAAAGTTGGTTCAGATATTAAACACATCGTTAAACCAAAAGACACATTATCGGAAACAATCACCCAAGATTTAAAAACTGTGGCTGGTAAATATAGTATCATTTATAAAAATAATAACTTAGATGTAGATCCAGCAGCCTTAAGAACAAGATATTTCATTCAAGATACTGGAGACGAAACAAATCAAACAATTTTTAACTCCAGAATGTCAAGAAGGATGGCTGATCTATCAACTTTAACAATCGAGATTGAAAGAAATCTGCCAGTCTTAAGTCTTATTGATGTTGGTGAATGTGTTAAGTTCAAACCAAAAACTGTTGAATATGCTGACCTAGAAGGAAAGTATATATTGTGGAGTACAGATATATGGTTTAGAAGAGAGAATAATTGGCAAACAACTGCTAGCATCAAACTAATGAGAACAAACAAACGAGCAGGAGATGTAGCTAAACCAAAACAAGATGTGAGTATACTTCCAGAACGTAGACAAGAAGAACGTGAAGTAAAAAGAACAGCCAGAGCTGTGAATGTTGGAACGGATGTTGTTGAAGTTGTTACCCAAACAACAGAACCTACACAAGTAACACAATCAGCAAACAATATTATAAGACCATATCAAGGAGTACCACAGAATGTTTTGAATGAAATCCAATCTAATCAAGAAGAAATAGAAAGATTAACAGATCAAATCGAAACAACACAAGGACTTATTGATACTGGGATAGTCAGCAGAGGAGCAACTGCTAGGGAAATAGTAAGAGACCAAAAAGAAATAAGGGAGCTAACACAAAGGAACGCATATCTTTCTACAAGCAGACAATTATAAGAACAAATAATAAAGGATATAGTATGCAACAAGTAGCTGTAAGTCACGATGAAGATATTCAGATTATACCAGGCGATGATTCTGTTGATGCCATAGCCAATAAGTATATAACTGAATATCTCAGATGTAAAACAACGTTTGAATACTTTTGTAAAAACTATGTTCTGATTGAAATACCAGGGCACGATGTAAACTTGATTCCATATAAAAAACAGCTTGAGTTAATTGAGCTTGTTGAACAGAAAAGATATGTCTTGGTATTAAAAAGCAGGCAGATCGGTATTTCTACAATTATTCAAGCATACGCCGCCTGGTTAACGATATTCTATGACAATGCAGTTATTGGCATTATTTCAAAAGATGGAAAAGAAGCAACAGACTTTGCTAGAGCAATTAGGGGAATGATTGAAAAACTTCCAGATTGGATGAAGCCTCCAAAAGGACCGCTCGGGAGGGGATTTGCAAAAAGAACAGAACAATCATTTATTCTCACAAACGGCAGCAAGGTTTTTGCTTCTCCTGTTAATCCAAATGCTCCCGAGAAAACGCTTCGTGGTAAAGCGATTACTTTTTTGGTTATCGACGAAGCCGCATTTATCAATCATGTTGATACAGCATGGACTTCAATGGTACCTGCTTTATCAACGAATCAGATGCAAGCCAAAAAAGCAAATGTCCCATATGGAACAGTTGTCTTATCAACTCCAAATAAAACTATTGGTTCTGGTAAGTGGTACTTCGAAAGGTATCAAAAAGCAATATCCAGGGATGACATTTTTGAACCGTTTGTTATTCACTGGAAAATGATTGATGAATTAGCAAATGATCCTGATTGGTATAAAACTCAATGTATGCTATTTGACAATGATAAAAGAAAAATAGCACAAGAGTTAGAGTTAAAATTCTTACCTGCTGAAGGGTCATTCTTTGAACCTGAAACAGTTGAAAAGGTTCAAAATTCAGCTCGAGAACCAATAGAAAGATTAAGAATCTACAATGGTGAGATTTGGAAATTCGCCAATAATCTACCAGGTAGATATTATATAATGGGTGTTGATACTGCTCCTGAACATGGTGAAGATAAATCAGCTATAACAGTTTGGGATTATGAAACTGTGGAGCAAGTAGCAGAATATCAAGGCAAATGTAAAGTCCTTGATTTTATTAAAGTTGTAAAAGTTTTAGCTACGCAATATCCAGGTTTGATTGTTATAGAATCAAACTCATATGGAAACCAAGTTGTTGAGCAATTATATCATAGTGAATTTGCTACAATGATTTATAAAGAAAGGAGAGGAGAAAAGACTTGGTTACCTGGTCTATCAACAAATACGAAAACAAGACCATTAATGATAGATGCATTATATTCATATGTAACACAATTTCCTGAGATTGTAAGATCAGAAAGATTAGGACTTGAATTAACAGGGCTTGTAACAAAACCAAATGGAAAAGTTGAAGCTGATACAGGATGTCGTGACGACTTAGCACTAGCAACTTCATGTGTTATGTATGTAAGAAAATATGATCCACCAATGTTAGTTGGAACAGCAGAGTTCTCATCTGTTGAAATGGAATTAGCAAGCACTCTTGCTAAAAATATGGATGGACCTGGTGATTTGTCAAACGAATCAATTATGGCATCTATTAAAGAAAATATTGCAGACAATGCTGGTTTCGTAGACGTCCTGAGTTTATACAATAAAAAGTAAGGAGATGTTATGGATGATCAGTTAAATGAGGTATTTGTTCCGCCAATAGGATTGAAACCAATTGCTAAAATAGATGGTAATGAAATATACGGATCTCCATTATTAAACAAAACATTTTTAAAAGCATTGGACAAATGTGGCAGAACACGAGCTGCCTACTCAAAGTTCGAAATGCTAGTGCAAAAAAAAGTACTGATTCCATGCCATTCTACACCAGGTCTCATTTCATTTATTGACTGGAAGCTTTTTCAACCATCAAATGAACGAACAGTAACAATGGGATTTTATGATAGAGAATCTAAAAAAGTTTATATTATGATCTCAAACAACGCAAATGTATTTTCAGTTGTTGGTAACGACTTTGTGGGAAAGTTAGTCATTCATGAACTGATGCATATGTTCTCTGATATAAAGAGAGCTTTATTTATAAATGTATTTAAAAAAGAATTAATATCTTATTATAGAGAATTATGGAAACAACTTTTTAGTATTGGTGATATTCCTGAGAAAACAACAGAAAAAGTTGTTAGACATATTTTTACTGATATTGAAATCTCTAAAATGATATCTAATAACTCAATTATAAAATATAATGTAGTAATGAATAGAGAACTACGCCCACTTAGTACACTACAAGATAGTGAGTTTGATAAAATGCTTACAGATTATATGGTCGTAGCAAAAATATTTTTAGTAAACACTGATAAATTTTTACAGTCACAAAACCAATTTAGACATATACTTATGCCAATGTATAACGCTTATCAAAGAGCATTTGGTATTAGAAATATGACAACTATATGTGTTCAAGAACTTGTATTCCCATCCGAAGTAATTGCTATTGCTTCTGAGGATATGAGGTATGGAAATAAAGCATTAAAGGCAATCGCAAGAATTTAAGGAGATTGATAAATGCCAGATAAAGACCCAGAACGACTTAAACCCGCAACTGATCTTCTCATGAATAGCGCTAATCAAGTTGCTAGCGATAGAGCGAGAAGGATCAATAGTCTTCACAAACAAGTCGATGGTTTACTTCAAGAAGAAACAAAGAAAAGAAGACAAGTTGGATCTGAGATCGGTTCGATTGTTCAACAGCAAGAACAATTAAGAAAACAACTTGGTATTGAAAGAGACCAAATAAGTGCTGATGTTGCTTCTGGGTATGGAAAAGTAGTAAACAATTTGGGTAATACTATTAAACAATTATCAATTGGAATGAAAAATATTTCACTGTCAACTGCCAGAGCTAGTTCTGATGCAATATCACAATATGGTAAAGCCGTTAGCCAGGATATAAGTATCAATAAAACTAATACTATTGCAATGGCTCTTTCCAGAGCGACTCCAATATTTGGTTATTTTGCTGCTAAATTTATGGAGACAGATGTTTTTCGTGGTGCTATATCTAAAATTAGGCAGGGAGTTGGCGGAGCAATGCTTGCAGGTTTGCGTGGTGCTGGCAGTGCTATATCAAATATATTCAGAGGTAAATCGACTGGAGAAAAAATTGCTGGCCGTGAAAGAGAAATCGGGGCATTAGCGTCAGAAGTTTCCTCTCTTAAAAAAGAACTACAAGCCAAACCCCCACAATTACAAGCAGGAGGGTACGTCAAAAAAGGTGGAGTTGTTGAAGTTCATGCGGCTGAAGTAATCGCTCCAGTTGATAAACTAGTAAAACAGATAGTAGAAACAACACAGGATCAACAAAAGAAAAGCCAAAGAAGCTTCTTAAGAACATTCATAAGAGAGTTTAAAGGTGCAGGAAGTCCTAAAGAAGAAGCATGGCAAGATAGAATGCTGAAAGCTATTATAGAATTAAAAACAGCGTTCATTGGGACTACGTCAAGATTAAGAATTGCATGGCAAAGAACTCTTCTTGAAAATCCAGCATTCAGAGGAATGTTAATGTTTGCTGAAGGATTCAAGTTAGTTCTTGGTGCTCCTATTAAATGGTTGTTCGGTGCTAGAGGTGGATACTTATCAGATGTAAAGAAAGCGACAGCAACTGACAACGTATTCTTAAAAATAGCAAATGTTCTTGGTCTTATTTATACAACAGGAATGCCAAAATTTGATGCTATAGCTAAATACACAAGAGTGTCTGCAACTGTAGCTGCTGGTTATGAACCAAAACCTCCAATGCAAGATAAATATACAATGTTTCAAAAAGTAAAAGGTTGGTTAGCAGGAAAGAAAAAAGGTAAAGCAGGACCTGGCGCCGAATTAAAAGAAATGGGCAAAGGATGGTTATGGGAACAGCTTGGTGTAGATCAAGAGGTATTAGAAGAATTTAGGGCAGAAGGTGGTTTCAAAGCAATACTCGAGATGGCTAAAGAAGGTGGTGAAAAGGGATTAGAAAAAGGAAAAGAGCTAAGTGAAGAAGCAAAAGAAGACATTTCTAATAAACTTTTTGATCTAGAATTTAAACGAAGAGGAATGGCAAAAACTCTAGAAGCCAAAGGAGGAATGGCTGGTTTAGGGAAAGAAGCTTATGAAGAACTTAAGACTTTAACTTCTGATATTACAAAACTTAGAAAATTAAAAGAAACACAGGAAGAAAGAGAAAAACCACATTCTCCAAGTTGGGTTGACAATATTGCTTCAACATATACTAAAGCTAAAGAAAGAGTTAAATTAGCAGGATTACAAGTTGTTCTTGAAGAAGTCGAAGCAAAGAAACGAGGAGACTATAGAAGCAGAAGCAGAAAATATATGGATAAACATATGAGCGGATTTACCAAACAATATGATGAAATAAAGAAAAGCAGAAAAGCCCAACAACTTCAAAACTCATTCTTAGGACGAATGACAAAGAGATTAAAGAAACTTGGTGGATGGGGATGGAAGATTCTAATGTTTGCCTTCAATATATTTCAAGGAATGATCAATGCGGGAGTTGCAGTAATTGGTCAACTGTTTGGTCCTATATTAAGTATGCTTGGAATCAGGGGTCTTTTTAGAAGCAAAGGCACAAAAGGAGCAAGAGGATGGGGTCAAACTGCAAGCGATATAGGTAAAAGCGGAAAGAAGAAAGCAGGTACATTAGGTCGCTTCGCGAAAAAGACTGGAAGAGCTCAAAGCAGATTTGGAACAAAAACAGCTTTAAAATTTGCTGGTAAAAGAACAGCTGCTACTGCATTAGGAACTGCTGGAAGAGTTGCAGGAGCAGGTGCGAGAGTCGCAGGTGGTTTAGCCGGAGCAGCCCTTGGTGGAGTCATGGGTGTTGGAATGGGTGTATGGGATATGGTTTCAGCCATGAGGTCCGGAGAGGGAGAAGGTTTTGTTGGCGGGTGGTTAGCAAAAGGTGTTTCTGGATTCTTAGGTGGAAAAGATACTGGAGTATCAGGAGCATTATCAGGAGCAATGAAACTTGGCGGTATCGGCGCTATGGTTGGTTCAGTTATTCCTGGTGTTGGAACTCTTATTGGTGGTGCTATTGGAGCAGCCGCAGGAGCCCTATTAGGTTTTATTGGAGGTGGGAAAATTTCTAAAGCAATCAATGCAGTCGTACAACCAATAAAGAAGATAGTAAAAGCTTGGTGGGCATATATATCATTTCCATTTAAGTTTCTATGGGAGATGGGGAAATTGGTAAAATATTATTTCAACGAATATGTGTGGCAACCTGTTAAGAGTTTGTGGGATAAGGTAACTGGAGTTTTTAAAGGCTTCAGAGACTCCATGGTTGAAAAGTGGAAGGAAATGGAAAATAGTTGGGGCGGAAGAGTAATAAAACTCATGTTGACACAACTATGGAATAATATAACTTTACCATTTCGTATTATTGGCGGTGCTATAGATATATTTAAAAAAGTCTATAGCGGGTTAAGGGAGTGGATTACATCATTCATTGAAAAAATAAAGGCAGTGCCATTCATTGGAAAATTTCTGAAGGGTATAAAGGATGTTCACGAAGGAACATTTGCTGAAAAACATATAAAAGAACGAGAAACTAAAAAACATTACGCCCAAGTTGCACCCGCAGCACCAGGTGGAATAATGCGTCCTTTTGAAACACAGCAAGCTGGAGCTGCTGGATCTAAAGAAAGCCGCCGAGCACAAATGAATAGTGCAAGGTATGCTAGAGAAATATTAGGTGCGACTTCAATAAGATTTGTAAATGGAGTTGCAAGGTATGCTGAAGTTGGTGGAAAGTGGTATAAAATAAATATTGACAACTCAGGGCTTCCAAAAGAAATTATAGGACAAGAAACTAAAGTAAAGGACTATTTCGATCCAGACGAAGAGAAATGGATGAAAGCAAAGGTTACCACTGACATTAAATCTGAACTTTATAAAAGAAAAGCAACTGCAGAACAAATGGAAGGAATAGCCACTACTTTATCTGATAAAATAGGTGAAACAGGGAAATCGGCCAATCAAATTGCAATCGGTTCAACAACAATCTTGTCTAATACAATAGCCAATACTAGTAATAGTGCTGTAGGTGGTGGAGGTGGAGGTGGTGGCCAATCGTCGTTACAGGCATGGGGATCTGGATACGGAGCTGCAGCAGATGTAACACATAGTAATCTAAACTAATGGAGGAAAAGAATAATGGCAATTAACTTAAGGCCATATCAAGGAGTGTTCGGGCTTCCGCCGCCAACTTCTAGCATTAGCGATGATATGATTCGAAATTCAATGCCTGTGCTGGAGATTTCACCTGGCGAACCAAACTTTAGTTTAGGTTTATCGCTTTTTAAGATAAACCTCTCAACCGGTTGGAAAGCATATACAGAGATTCTTGGAAATCATGGTTTTACAGTAGGAAGTGGAGCTAGTTTCGGCCCGGGAAGTAAAAATGATTCTCCTAGTGGAAAACCTTTAAAGTTTGCTTTTATAGCAGACAACTTTCCAACTGATACTTTTACAAATGAGTATACAGAAACATTCTTACAAAAATTTACCGATGTAGCATCAGGTGGATTAAGTCAACTTATACAAATGTCAGGAGCAAAAAATTTCTCAGGAGCTTTAACGAAATATGGCGGGGTATTAAAAGAAGCAGGAGGGGAATTAGGAGAAGGTGTTCTCGGAAAGATAGCAACTGGAGGGGCTGGTATACTTGAAAAAACTGGGGGGGAACTACAAAAATTTAAAGACGTTATGTCAAAGAGTGACAGTAAAATTGGCCAATTTATGGGCGGAGGTGCAGGATTAGTTGATAAAATGCTAGCAGGGCATAGAATTGATTTCCCACAAATTTGGTCAAACAGCGGGTATTCCCCATCTTATTCTGTAACAATAAGATTATACAATCCAAATCCTGGAAATCGAAATTCTACACTAAAATATATAGCTGGTCCTATAGCTGTTATTCTCTGTCTTTCAGTTCCAAGAACAGATAATGGTGCATCATATAGATGGCCATTTTATCATAAAATGAGAGTTAGAGGGCTCTATCAACTAAATCCAGCTGTAATAACAAATGTTACTATTGTTAAAGGTGGTGATCAACAACAGATCGCTTTTAATCAAACCATGGGTTTTGTCGATGTTCGAATAGATTTTATTTCTTTACATAAATCAATGCTACTAGAAGAAGGCGATGCAACTACTACTGATAGACCCACGGTTAGAACTTATATTGATGAAATAACTGCTGATCGTGGAGTTATTACTAGAGCACAAATGAATAATAAAAATGCTGCATCAGTTGGAGCTCCAGACACCGCACAAAAAGTGCGCCCACAGACATTATCTGAATTTCACAAATTACAGAAAGATCAAGCAGCGGCTTATAGATTACCAGCAGTTAAAGAGGTTGAGGAAGAGGTTATTAGAGTAGATGGAAAAGATCAGAAAGTTGAAGAGGAAATAATAACTATATACCAGGGGCCAGAAGTATATGCTGAAAGGCATTAAGTGGCTAACACACGGAGTTGCGCAATATCATAGTTACATAATAGGCGAGAAATAAATTAATTAAGAATTGTGTTTGAGAAGTCAATTTGTTATATTTCTTATTATATCCTATCTTCTTTAAAACATCCGCTAATAACAAACTGATTTGTTGTTTGAAGTAAATTTGTGAACGAGTTCTTTTTACAGACATTAATTTTCTAACGAACGGATAATAATCCTTCCCACATAATGATTTTGCATCTTTTAAATCCTTCACAAATAATCTTAAAGTCACTCTTAAATTATCAACATATTTTGTATCGTTTAATTTTCCAACAATTTGTGTTGCTAGAGACGCATTAACCTTAGCTAATCTTCTAGATTCTTCTAATGCCTTATGATCAATATATCTATAAACTGTAAGCTTTCGAACCATATCATCAATCAGTCTTGTTCCTGTTTCTTTTGTTACAGTTTTATATGCGTCTTCTCCGTTTTCCTCATCTGGCATTTCTTCAGTTTTTAATCCAGATCCTGCTTCAGCAGTCTTATAATATGTAGATGCAAAACTTCTTAAACTTTGTTCAACTCTATTTCTACTCTCTTGCATAAACTTTGAAATACCATCAAGATCATTTTTTTGAAGCGCCTGAGTATATCGACGAATCATCTCATCTGACATAAAAAATAAAGCATTCGGGATTGTTTTCTCTCTAGCAAATAGGTGGGTTCTGGTTAGAATCTCTAATGCATATTTAAATGTCTCATCATTACAATACTTAAAATATTTACGCATTAGATTTGCATAGTGGCGAATTAAATAAAAAATCATAAAATGTTTATAAGCATTTCGATCTCTTTTCTTTAAAAAGTATTGAATAAGAAAAACATAAAAGTTAGCAAGAGGATCGCTTTGAGCTCTAAATTTAGATTCTTTTCTTCCTTTCCATCTTCTTTTCGTAAATTCTTTTATATCTATTTCCGTTAATCCTGACATTCTAAGAAGTTCATAAAGGTGCTTTTTAAGCTCTGGGTAGAAACATGGCATAGCTAATGAACTTAAATTTGACGAAACGATATTAACTACAATTCTTTTAACTCTTGCTTCATTCATCTTTAATTTGCTATAAAGTTCTTCCATAATTATATCACCTTAACTGTAATGTCTTCCTCTCTAAAGAATATATATTCTGGCCCATATCTTAATAGCTGCTCTTCTGTTAAATCAATTAATTCAAAGTTAAAGAAAATACTTGTTTCAGGTTGTCTTAATCTACAGTGATCAACTCCATCAACGTCTTGAACAACATCAATTATTTCCGAACGATATAGCTCAGCATTCGTACCGAACCTTCCCTCGAAACTTTCATACAATGCTTCACGCACATCTTCTATTAATGTTGTAAGCGTCCCGCTATATGTTGATTCCCTAAATACTTCAATTTCAATTGTTAATGGAATATTATAAATTGGTAGCGGTATCCATCCCCTTTCAGAGAAAATATATTTTGCACTTCGATTTTCAATATAAGCAATTGTATCAGCAACGGCTTCTTCATATGTAAAGATTAGAGCGCTTGAGTCAATACACCTAATAATATTGTCCTGGTGCTCACCTGGTGCTGTAATGATAAATCTATCATCTTCATCGCAGGACGTGGGTTCCACAAGCAAAATATCAACAATAGAAGCTACCGTAGGTTCATTCAGAAGCATATTTTGCATTTCGCCATGCGTACTTGTAAATTTAATATTTGTAAAATCAGTAAGCATACGAGCATCGGATAAGTCTAACGAGCTTATCAATGTCTGCATTATCTGTAATTCAAACGCTCTTTGATCAATCTCTTGATAGTAAGAATCTAATATCACAGGAACATCATATACTACTATTCCCGTACTATCTGCCCATTTAGCATTTGATCTCATGAAGTTTCGTAGATCCTGCCTGAATGTAACTTTATTTGAATATACTGCAATTGGATTATTGCTTGGATCAGATATTGTAAATTCGTATGTTTGTTCATCACTTGGTATATCAGTATAAGGATCAAAAGTATAAATATAATATCCAGCAGATGAGTCATTGGTCATATTCTTAATAGAGCCACTTGATGTGATTAACATATCACACGTAGTTAAATCTGCATCAGCTTCAGTTGATTTATAATGAAGTTTGAAAATTCCTTCTGTGCCATCTCTACCGACTTCAAGAAGATCAGCATAAATATCATAATCAATTGGGTAACTAGTTTCAAGCGCTGGTAAAAGGTCAACTTCAAAGATAATATATTCATAATATCCAATTGAATTTAACTGCCGTAAAATAATTTCAAAAAGAGTTCTGTAATCATAATCCCCAATTGTAATAATTGTATCTCTCGGTATTTCTGTTGCTCCGCCAGCTACATTAAATACAGCATTTCTCATTGGAACTAATTGGTCGACTTCTTCTGTCCCGGTTCCAAATAGAATACCACTAAATAATGCTATTTCATTAACTTGTAAATCCGATCGCTTTAAAACTGGTAATGAGTTTTGAGCAATTGGAGCATCTGGAACAATAACATTAATATCTTCATAATCTTGTTCAGTCACAAGTCTTTCTAATGATCTTATTGATGCTATTGCATTTTTTCTAACCTCTTCTAGAGATTCTTCATCTTCTCCATTAAATGCTGGAGAAGCATTGACAACCTCGTAGTTAACAATTTGAGTAACCCCAGCAAGATTAGTAAGATAAATTCTATCTCCTGTTCTTATTGAACCAGCAATAACATTACCACCTGCTCCACCTGTTACTGCAGTAGTTGTAAGAACAGTAGAACCTGGAGTTGGTTGAACTCCAATTAAACCATTACCAAAACTTAGGCGTCTTCCTGTATCAGTTCTTCTTGAAACATATCCTTTATCAGTTTCATCCATTAAAAATAAACTATTATATTCTGTCCAAGTTGTAAAGCCAGAGCTTCCTGGTTCTCTAAGTTTGACTGTCATCTCAGCAACTTGCCCAGTTATAGGAACATCAATTGTTGTAAATTGATACTCTTGAAGATCAGCATCAATTTGAGTCTCTTGAATAACTTCTTGAAGCTGCTTTAGTGGTAAAACAAAAGAGAAATCTTCTGTTGTAAGTGAGACTGGAAGATTATAACGCCTATTAGCGCTATCAATCATTGTAATAGTCACATTCGCATTATTTAACACTTCAATATAAAAATCAGATACTGTTCTAAAAATTACTTCTCCACTAGCTTTAAATTCAAATTCGCTTGGAATTTGAAATTGAGCAATTGGATCATCAAAACCAAATGGAATTGTCATTAAGACATTAACATCCGCAGAAGTCGCTTCTCTTGTATTATAGCCAAGAAATGAAGATAAGTTTAAGATAGATTCTGGAAGTTGAGCTCTAACTAAAAAGAATTCTCGATAGGACGATAACTGATAGAATAAAAGGTTGCTTGTTAATGTAGATAGAGTGTCAATCATAAAACTCAAGAATGATGATTTCGTAAGATCCACATTTTCGAGTTCTAAATATAGTTTAGCTCTATCACTTATTTGTGCTCTAATCGAATCTCTAGATAAATATATTTGACTAGATAGTGTTTCTTCTGCCATCCTCTATCTCCTTAACATGCAGTAGGTTGTCTTGGTATAAAATAAAAACCGGCTCTATCATCGAACAGGTCATCGTTAAGACATTCTCTTAAGTGATGATCTTTAACTAACAACCTTGCCATAAATTCAGCATCATCTATTGTGTGAATTTTTTTATCATACTCTACATAAGCAAAAGTATTTACAACCTGTTCATCAACTGATTGTAAAGTTTCACTTTGAAATGTTTCTACTTTAAGTTTCCAATATCTCCTATCAGTATTAGCTGAAATCTCAACACCCTTGACAACAAATATTGGATATACATCATTAGTTGGTCTTAAATATGCTTGCTCTAGTTTTATTATATCTTGTGGGTATGGTGTAAAACCATGTGTGCTCGGGAAAACAAAAGTAGTTTCATTATCTTTATTATAACCTTCTTCACTTCCATCAAATGCAGTCGTGACTTCTTCTGTAAAATAAACTGGAAGTACCAAAATCTTATTCCTTTTAATTCCTGATAGATCGCCAGTCCATTCATACGGTCCACCAAATACCTCTGTGTCTTCCCAAACAGTTTCTTCAGTGTTTATATTATAATAAGTAACAAGAAATCTCACCATATGCTCGGCATAAAAGTCGTACAGAAGCTTTTGATATTCATGTACGTAATCATATAATCTCACATACTTTTGTATTGCCATTATAATTTCATTGCCTCATTATATAGAATTAAATGTTTTTTAAATGGTAGCCTTTCTCGTAAATCTTTGCTTTCAGAAATAATTCTAACTAATTGATCTTTTCCTAAATCATATTCAAATCCAGCTGTTATTGCCTTTGCTCTTTTCATTAACTCTTTGCGTTGCATCTTTCTAACTTTTTCAACTTGACCAACTCTTATTGCTCTTAATTTAACCAAAGCTTTTTGCATCCTATCAGTCCATTTCTTATACTCTTTAAATAGTTTCTTTTCACATTTTCTAGGATTTAAAAACTGTCTGCATTTTGCAAGTTCTGATCTTAAATCTTGAACAACTCTTCTTGCAGCATCTACCTGACATTCCGCTTTACAGATTGACCTCTTTGTAGACATTGGCAGCCTTCTAAAACACTGCCTTTCGCAGGGATCTTTTAATTTTCTAAAAACGTAAAGGGCAAACATTCCCAAAGGAGGCCCTGCCAAAACTCCTGCTTTTAAACCTTTGGCTTTTAATCCCAATGCAGCTCCGGCAATTGCGGCAAAACCATATTTTAAAAACTTACCAAATTTACCTTCAAACGCTGTAACGTCTTCAAAGAGAATTGTTATAACACTTTCATAATCTAAATTTTGAATTTCATTATATACTTTAACATGTTCTTTAAACGTAAAATGCTCTTTAAGATCTTTTTCTTTTAAAACAAAATCAGTAAGTATTTCTTTTCCAATTTCTGTAATCAATTCTCTATCATAGTCTATCATAATCTACCCTCAAACTTGTGCAACTTCCAGAAATTTGAAATATACATTTTCATCAATTACTACCTGCAATTCAGTGTTTTGTCCTGAGTATAAAACTTCTACAGCAACATTAAATCCTTTTCGAGTTGTAAGGAATGTTACACTAACATTTTTAACAGTTGCGCGAGGATCGTAAGTTCGTAAAGCCTCAACGACCTCCTCTATAATTTCTTCCTCCGTTGATTGATCGGCAGGTTCGAAAATTAACTTATATAAATCGCTGCCATATTCAGGGTCATATTGGTAAGTTCTTTTTGGAGTTATAAGAATATTACTCCATGAAGATAAAATGGCTTCGATGTTTTCAACTCTTTTAAAATCGCCGGAAGTTACAATTTTAGATTGATAGTCAGCATCTTTTTCATTAGAGCCAACAACAGTTTTATTGAATCTATCCAAAAGATTTGCCACTTTGTTTCTTAGTCTCCTCTTCTATGCGTTTTTGTTTATCTTCCTCGAGATCAGTCTTCCACTTCATGTAATCATAAAATTTTTTAACAGGCATATTTGCTACTTGATCGTATGACTGTCTACTCAATTCCATACAGGTGTACATATCTGCAGCGAGAGCTTTCCTGTATTGCTCTACATTATTCGGCTGCGTATAATGAACGAAAAAAGTTTTCGACTAAATCAATATCAAAAGTATCTTCCTGCCCACAAGATGGACAAAAGTTTCTCATTTTAAGCTCAATACCATATTTGCCGAATGACTCATTATATTTTTTGTATATTTCTCTTTTATCTTTTGCCGGCAATGATAAATAAGCATCAACAACATCAACTCTTTCTTTGTATATAGTAGGCTCTGCTTTTTCTTCAATATCTTGTTCAAAACTTTCAATAATCAAAGTTTCAGTAATTAACTCAAGTGTACTTCCCGGTCTTGACATTAAACTTTTCATATTTGAAAGTTCATCAAATAATGTTGGTTGTTTAATAAATGCAGATACCCCAGGTGAACCAGGTAAATCAACTTTAATTCTTTCCCTAATAATATTTTTTCCATCATAAGGAACAATGTTAAATGTTTCAGATGCTTTTACTGTGACTGGAAATTGCTTATCGCATGAAGTACATTTAATCTCATAATTTCTAATATCTTCGTATGTAATATGATAGAGTCCATACAATAATGCGTCCCTATCCTTTAAAGTTAGATTCTTATGAAATTCATCTAATGTATTAATAGTTTTTGGTTTTTGAACCGTTGATTCAAAAATACACTTATTTAAATGTTCAGCAATTTTCTGAGGTGTAACAAGACTTGCTTTTAACGCCTCTTCCTCTTGAACATTTAAACTCCTTACAGTGAAGGACAATTTTGTTTGAGGTGTGATAACCTCATACTCTGGATACTTAATATTAAAACTTGTAAACGTCATTGTTCTATCTCCTTTCTTTCGGATCTATTTATTTTTCATTAAGCTTTCATGGTTGCAGCTGCTTTTGTAGCTTTCTTGGCTTGAAACATAAGCTTTGCAAGTTTTGATTCTAAAAGAGCAGCATCCCATCTATCGTAAACAATTTCCTCTGCCATCTTATCTAACTGACAAATTTCTCCATCTAGAAGAAGAACCATAACCTGTGCATCGCTGGCTTGATTCTCTAGAAAGTTCATTAATTGTAATTGGGCTGCTTTAGACATATTAGCTTCTTTAATAAAATAAGCAGCTGTAACCCTTAATTTATCCATCTTAAAAACCCTCCTTAATACTTAATCCTCACTCGCGTTATTTGTTTTTCAATGTGTTTAATCTTTTCAACAAATTTCTTTCTACATTTTTCGGGCTTATCTGTGTTAGCACATTTGGGTGCTTCGGACTTAAGAGCCCTTAACTTTTCATGATACGACCTTAGAACAAAACGCTTCTTACAGAGTTTCTTCTCCGGTCCAACTTTTTCCTCACATGCCTGTGCCGCTTTTCCGAACCAATAACTATATACTTGTGATGCTTTATTGATTGCCCTATTAAAAACCATATCTTGAGCAATCAAAGCTGCCAACGGAGCAACCTCCGAAATAGCTTTATCTAATCTTGATTCATCAATCTTAGATACTTGTCCTATTTCTCCAGTTGCAACAAACAACTTAACTTGTGCATCACTTGCATCTTTCAAATAACTAAGTAACTGAAGTTTGGCCGGCTTGCTTAAGTCCGACTCACGGACTAAATAAAATGAAAGGGTTCTTAGATCTTTCATAATTAGTTCCTATTAACCTGTTCCTTGACCAATAGTAGTTCCGTAACCTTGGACCTGACTCTTGGATGCCTTGAAGATACCTGCCGCAAAGTCTTTGCATTTATTATAAACCCACTTTTCATGCCATGCATAGTCGACGTTAAATTCAATCTCCACATCAAGTCGACCGACTGTTTCTACATCACTTGTAAACAGGTCTTGAGGGTCTTTAGATGGGAATACACCGTCATAACAAGCATAGTATTCAACTGTCACACCATCAGGTGCTGTAGTCCAATAATACATAAGACCAGCATATACTCCTTTGGTATAACCGGCACCATCTTCATCACCATCTATCAAATCAGTTGCGCCGGTTCTATAGTCTCTAATCATCTTGACCCAACCATGCATAATATCTAACAATGGTGTTTTGTTCATCTCAAAGAATTTTACCGATACAGTATTTCCATAATCAACATTTCCAGGTACTGCCCACTTAACTCCTCCAAGACCAGTATATTCAACTTTATTTAAAGTTCCGCCTGGTGGAGTTACAGAAAGACATGTTGCGGCAAGAACTCTTTGGATTGACGGTCCATCTAAAACTTGCCCACTTATTCCATCATAACTTTTAATCGCAGCTACTAACCCAGATGGTAATTGATCAAACCAAATAAAATGATAACCAGTTACATAAGGATCAGCAACACCAACTTGTGTTCCGCCAAACTTTCTACTAAAAATGTTCTTATCTAAGTTAGCGAATGATGTTCTATATGCCATCGAAATTTCCTCCTTGTTGCCTTAAGCGGCAACTTGATACTTAATACGTTTCTTGATAACATTCATAACTACATTCCAATCACCATTCGGGATGTGTATAGCTTTGTCATCAATATAAAAATCCGCTGCAAGTTTCTCTGCTGTAACTCTATCATAATAAATATCATTTTTATCCAACCAGTCCTTAACTTGATTAACTTGATCTATATGATCACCACCTAGTTCTTTAGCGTTCTCTTCAGACGCTCTGGTTGTAAATATAACTATTTCATAACCATTCTTTCTCAAGAAATCAATGACATCTCTAGCACCTATATAAGGTTCATCATAGATAGTACCATCTTTATAACCTTGAGAATATTTATGAATAGTATTATCCAAATCAATCATTGCTCGTCTTTTTATAGGACCAACAAGTTTTTGTTCTGGATATACTACTCTAAGTATTTGTTTTTTCTTTTTCTTTCTGGGAAACGTCGGGAAGGAATCAATTGCAAAATCCTCATCTTTCCCTTGATAATATCTTCTGCTAAATATACTCATATTTTAAACCCAGCACATTTTATATTTTGTTCTAGATTTTCACCACAATTAAAAGTTCCCCAAACTATATATATTAATACTTGAAAGGAGCAATCATGTTATTTAATCTGTGTAGAAAATAGCAAAAATAAGGAGGTATATTTATGTCTAAAAGTGGCGGGGGAATCGGTATTGGAGGCATTATTTTTATGGTCATTGTTGCCTATAATCTTCTATTTGACGACGACGATGAGAAGGAGGTTGTAGTAGAAGAGAAAGCAACCACAATTATTGAAGATGCTCAAGAAAAAATTCATGAAATAAAACCGGAGGTTGAGCAGACGATTAAAGAGGCTAAAGAAAAAGTAGAAGAATGGAAGACTTCTAAAAAATGGACTCATAGTGCCAAAGAACCATCCAAAGAGAAAACTGAAGAACAATCAGAGTATCAGTCTCCAAAAATAATCATTGAACAAGAACCCGAAGAAGAACCAACAACCGAAGAAGATAAATTTGAAAAACTTTAAAAGGAAAGGAGCAAGAGTATGTTTCAAAAGATTTTAGGCAAAGGGTTTTCCGTTATTCGTAGAATGAACCAGTGGTGGGATAAAGATGAAGACAAAGCCCCGCAATGGATTGTATCCGGTATCATTATCCTTATTGGTATTTTGATATTGAAGAAACCCATCCTTTTTATTATTGCCTTCATTCTCATTGGTAACAGGATCATTCACCGGTTCAATTGGTGGACAAAATGGGAATGTTCATTTGTCGATTGTGTATCTTCAGATCTTGATGATTATGACGATACTACTTTAGTAGAACCTACAAATTACGAAGTTAAAGAAGATGAAAAATAATTATTTCAAAAACGAAGACTACGAAATCTTCTTTAATACTTCAACCGGTTTAGAGATAATGAGGGGAGTTAATGGAAAGCCTGATCCTTTCAAGCTAGAACTCCCCTCACTACTCGATGTTGGAATAATGGGTCATTGTAAAAATAGATGTGCTTTTTGTTATCAAGGGCACGATAATCAACCCAACATGAAGTTAGAAGACTTTAAAACTATTATAGATCAGGTTAAACATCATACAAATCAAGTTGCTCTCGGTGGACGCGGTGATCCTAATCTTCATGAAAACTTTCAGGAGATTGTAGAATATGCCCGAAAGAATCAAGTTGTTCCGAATTATACAACCAGTGGATTCGGTTTAACAGATGAGCATATTGAAATATCAAAAAGATGTGGTGCAGTTGCTGTGAGCGAATATAAAGCAGAAGAAACATATTCTTCTATAAAACGATTAATGGATGCTGGTATAAAAACAAACATTCACCTTATTTTTTCAAATGGAAATTTTAATGACTGCATAAAAATTCTTCACGGTGCAAATCCATGGCTTCAAAGAACTACAGGCACACCAACCCTTGTAGATATTGATAGATTAAATGCAGTCATATTTCTTCTATTTAAACCAGCAGGCGCAGGAGTAAATGTTCCTGGTATGACACCGAATAGATATCAATTCAATGTTTTTTCTGAGCTAATCTTTAAATCAGAAGCAAGATTTAAAGTTGGTATGGATTCATGCCTTGTAAATCATGTTCTTCAGAGAGTTAAACCAACAGAGCTTCAAGCACTCTCAATTGATACCTGTGAAGGGGGAAGAATGTCTGGTTATATAACTCCTGATATGAAGATGAAACCATGTAGCTTTGGTAATAGGTCTTGGGAAATTTCTATAACGAACAAACAAGATATAAATTATATTTGGAATCGTTCTAATAAATTCAAATCCTTCAGATCTAAATTAAAAAAGAAACGAACTAGTTGCCCGATAGGATTATAATTATGAGGAAAAAAGTTAAATCCATACTCAAAAAATGGACAAAGTTTGAGGTTGGAGATGAAGTTGCTATGGCGAAAGCAAGAGAGGGCGGGAATATGAATGAAGACAACATAGAAGATTTTAGATCATTAAATACCCGAATGAATGACTATCTCATGGTCGAAGTTGTAGCTGTTCCTGAATCTTTTCAAATTGAAAATCATCTCAAAATGCGAGAAGCTGCTGGGATATTTGAAAATGAAAAGATTGACTTGAAGCAGCTAGGTCTTATTTCAGAAGGTGTTAAAGCATCACCTATATTCTCCATCCTTAACAACCCTCAGCTAGAACCACAGACTTGTATGTACTTCTTGAAAATCATGGAGGAGTTGAATCTTATCATAAAGTCTGTTGATAATCCAATAAAAAGGAATCGTGAAGAGTATGATGTATTCCTTAAAAATTGGTCAGATCAAAAGTATAATTATGTGAGAGGGCAGGATGTCATGAAAATGAACTTCATTGTAATCAATCTTGTCCCACTATATCAGCAACATGTTATGGATGAGGCAGTCGAAGCAGTTAACGCAGTTCTAAAACATACAGCCGATGTTAGGCACATGAAGGAGAGTATATGACTACAAAAACTTTTAAAACTATATTGATTCTGGCATTCATCTTTATTCCAGTGATTTCATTTGGCGCAACCAAAGCGATTAAAATTGGTGATGTGGTAAACATTGATCGGGTGGGGAACCGGGATGATAGAATTCTTGTGCTTAGAATTGATGATCCTGAAAATCCTTTCGTATCAATCTATATTACTCAGGTGAAGGCAGGGGAATGGACAGCAATCTCTGACCCAAGCGATACATCAGTTGCCTGCCGTTTAACTGGAGACATTCCTTTGGACGATAAAGGAAAACAAATCATCAACAAAAAGCACAATAAAGATATTGGACACTTTCGCAAATCCATTGGGTCCAAAATCATGAGGATTGCTAGATGGTATGATAAACAAAAGAATGTTCTGGTATACGTTGTTTATACGACGAAGATTTTAGATGGTTCGTCTAAACATTCGTTATCAGTTGTTCCGTTAGGACGCCCTCTGACACCTCCGGCGAAATAACGGATCGAAGGTGGCCTGGTCGCTTTTCCTTTCCTGCCAGACCACCTTCATTTTTTTGCTTACTTAATGAAGAAATTCAACTCAATTTGCTCAACAACTCTAGTTGGTTCTAAAGTTACATTAACGTGGAATCTTTTCGTTCTTCTTTCATAATCTGTAGCACCAACGTCTACTGAATATGAATATAGACCACGTTTGTTTTTGATAACTTCAAGGAATTCAACTAAATTGCCTGCAACCTGTGACCATGTAATTTCATCATTTTGTTCAAAAATGAAGAAACGACAATACTCTTCAAATGCTCTCTTAACATAAAGAATAAGCCGAACAATGTTTAAATCTTGAAGAGCGCTTGGTTTGGCTTGAGTTGTTAACTGCCCCCAAACTGTATACCCAGGATTGAACTTCACAATTGGGTTTAGCTGTTTGAGGTACATCTGATCTCTTTCTCCAAGACGCGGATTAAATCTCAGTTCTTTAATTGTATCAATTGAAGCCCTGTTAAAACCAGCGGCCGCATACCAAATTTCTGCAACATTATCATTCCTTGGTAAGATGTAGGACATATGATAAACTGGTGAGAACCATACATCTTGCCCAGTAAATACATCATAAACTTTATTATATGATTCATAAAGCGATAAGAAATAAGTATTAAATGTATGAATATTATTTCTTGTCGCAAGAGATGCTGAAACTGTTGCATTATCTCCATTATCTATAATGCCAACAGAGTCACGTCTTGTTTGAACTAATGTACTAATTGAAGTCTTAACATCAGTTGGATAACCACAATCAAATACCATTGAATAATAAATGTTTTCAGTATCTAAAACATCGTCATCAAGGATACCAGAATAAGCTTGCGCTAATAACTGAGTAGCTTCAGATGTAACTAGATTGCCGGATGCATCCAATAGAGAACCATCACTACCTTTTCTCAATGGAACTGGTTCTGCACTTATAAATGGTTCAGCAAATGTATTAAAAGACTTTTTAACCCTGTACTCAATTTCAGACGTTGGGTCAAAGTCTGTAGTATTACCATTCCAGCTTTGAGCAGCAGCAGTTAAAACTCTTTCATTGAATACATTAACTGTTTCACCATCAATGCCGCTTGTTGCACCCATCCAACCCCAAATTTCAACACCTTTGGCGTCTTTAGCAATAACAACATAATTTGCACTTCCTGTTTCAGGATCTGTATCCCAATCAGTGAAGTCTTGTTTACTATCTGTAATAGTTGCTAAACCATCAGTTAAAGTTGCTGAAACTGTTCCAATGTCTTGATCATAAAATCTAACAGCAACTTCATAACCACCTGATAATGAGCCAGATGTTAATTCCATATCAGCTCTTAAAACTGCTGAATATGTATTTAAAGTATCAACAATCCAGACTGAACCGCCAGCACTATCTTTAGCATTAGGATCAAATGAAATCTCAAATGATTCAATAATTTCATCATCACCATCTGATTGTTTTTCATAGATGTCCATTACATACATATCCCAAAGGACTGGATTAGCAGCTTCAGTAATTCTAATACCAATGTTATTATACCACTGTCCTCTTCCAATTGGATATAAAATACATACTGGATAAACTGGAGGTGATGAAACTAATGATGTTTCAATAGAAGCTTCGTCATCCAAACTGTCCACAAAAGTAATTGAAATTGAAGCTGTAGTGTCTGTAGCTCCAAAGTTTGCATCAAGTCTCAAGTTTGCATACAAAGCATCATCTGGCATTGCTCTAATCCAATATAGAGCTCCAGATTCTCCTAAATAGTTGTATGCATTGTATGGACCTTGCCCGTAATTTTTCCCATAAGTCGCAATGTTCGGGTCGCCAAACTCTGCAATAAAGTCAGCTCTAGACCCAATAAATCTTAATTTGTTGTCTTCTCCTTTCTCAGTTAATCCACACATAAAGCCAATTGTAGAAGGTACGGCTTGTACGAACGTAGAAAGGTCGATAATTTTGGTGAATACACCTGGTGATACATGTTGAGCCATAACTCAATGTTCCTCCTGTTAGATTTCTCTAGAATAATCTCATCTCTACAATTTTAGCTTCCTTTCTTATTAGACGTACAAGAACCACCTGAAAATTAATCGTCTGTCTACAGTTTTAATAATTGATGGAAATGTTACTCGAGCAAATAAAGTAAATTGCCCAGAATAACCTCCTGATGAAGATTCCGCTGTATATAATCCTGCCTCACTTAGTTGATAATTATTTACATCATCAATCCCCATGGTAGTGGTTATTTTTATAACTAACCACTTATCATCGTTCATTGCATCTTGTTCAAACTCAACGGAATCAAACGGATGTTTATAATAGCCTTCTTCTGGATGAGTAGAATCCACAACATGATAATCAGCACTCGATGAATCGGTTGCATTGATCATGGCTAATGAATATAACTCAGTATCTGTAAGAATAGGTGGTATCGGATCTAATGGATCCGCAGGGAGAACACCCCCGTCGCCCAGACCAAACCATGTTACATATTCATCTTTAGTAGATGAAACTGCTGCATTTTCAAAATTAACTAATCGCTGAGCTAGTTGTTCTCTTCCTTGATACAACACTAGATTGTGTTTACCAACAAGCTTCTTTTCACCATCTTCTTTTTGTTCATATATTTCAACAAACCCCTCTGGTTTTCCTCTAACTCCTCCACCTCTATTGACAGAGTCGCCTAAACATTTATCTCCATAATAATCTCTGATTTCAACTTCTGTAGTTTTAATCTTTTTATCGGTCATGGTTTAAGTCCCTTTTCAAATAATTGACGATACACTTTATATTTTGTTCTTATTAGGTGCTACGTTTGGAACTATTTGCTATATATATTAATTCGTAAGAAAGAAATGAAGTTATTGCTAATCTTAATTCGGAGGTGTTATATGTTACACAGACTAACTACTATCATTTCTGGAGATGAAGAACTATTACTTGGGGAATATGACGATTTCTACAAAGCAGTTGAGTGTGCAGAAAAATTTAAAGAATACTATACATTCAGAATCTGTGAAGAAGATAATTGCCTTGTGGGTATTCGCATGCATCCTGGGGATCATGCAATTTTCTGGAGAATTCCAAGGAATGGAGAAACAAGGAATGGACACACAAGGGGCAGGGATAATCGAGTTATGGATATTTTAGATAGAGTAATCTCTGTATTTAAAAGATGATATATGGGATGGCACTGGGTAGTAAGAGCTTCCGTTTGTCTTACTATAATATATACCAGTGCCATCCGTTTGATGTAGACATGCCCATGTTTTTTTGTTCTAATTTTTATTCAAGAAATGTACCACAATTAGCACAGTACTTTGCGGCTGAAGTTGACTTCGTACCACATGTTGGGCATTCGACTTTTGTTTTAACAGTCACTGCCTCTTGTATAGGTTTATTCGTTTCCCCAGTTAAACCTTTTAAATTAATAATAATAACAGTCGAATCTTCGAGCTCACCAATACTTGAATACATAAACGATTGATGAACCTGTGAACCTTTAACGGTAATTCCTTCATCTGCATTAGGAATCGCTTGAGGTTCAACCCCCAATGATTCCATGGTTACATTGCTTTCAATATTAACATCTTGTCTTGAAAGTCTTCTCATCGAACCTGAACTATTCTCAGCAACTGGAGAAGAGTTTGATGCTGTAAATGTTGCATCTCCAGTTCCACCAATACCTCTAGAAACATTCCAATCAGGTGAGTTATAATAAGTATAGTTAATTGGGGGTCCATGATGATGGTGATGAACTTCCTCAATAGTCTTTTTAATCCAAGGTTCAGGTCTTGGTTTCTCAAATGCAAACTCAACTCTAATCATTCCATCGTCGGCTCTGTCACCTCTATGATCAGCAATCTGTTTTGTTTTATTAATAAATCGGAAACGATTGCGAGCGACATTTCCACGAAGAAACCCTTCTAATTCAGTTGAGCTATTTGCATCTAGAATCAACGAATGGTTATCGAGTACATCTTCACCATCAATAGATACACTTACAGCAGCTCTTTTAGAATTGAGGTTTTTAAGATAGAGAGTGTATTCACTCCCAAATGGAAGGTAGACCGACCCGTCTTTAATTCTTAGGATACGGCCGTTTACTTTTACTTCTGCAACGAATTTGTCTTGATATGTCATTGTCTTATCTCCTTTACAGGTCACAGACTAAGACCTCATAATGTGTTTAAAGTCTGTCGGATTTTATATAGGAAATGCCTATATATGTATGTTCTAACTATATATATTAATTGCTAAGGGAAAAGGACTATTGTCATTCTCTTACAACTTTAAATAAAAAGGCATGGAGGTGTCAAATGAGTTTAAATGATGATTTTCTGTTTAGAGCAACTTGTCAAAAGTGCGGAATGTTTGTGGACAGTTCATATTGTAATGAAGTTAAAGGTAAGGGGTATTCGTGTATCAGGTGTGGTGCTGTTTGCTTATATGATCTCAATCAGGTTAAAGATGGTCAAATGTTCTTTGTCCGTGCGAGTCATATTGACGGAAAAAAGAAAGATGTGGGCGGACGAATAACCCTTGCATACGGGATTGAAAAATTCATCGAATCTGCTGGTAATTACGGATGGATGGTTACAGAGTATACACCCATAACCAAAGATGGCAAACAACCTGTGGTTAAAGTTGATACCACAAATTCTTTTAAACCCGAAATGGTAAAAACTGGAGAATAGAATTATGAACTCCAAAGGTTTTACTTTGCTTGAGATACTTATAGTTTTAGCAATTATAGGTATTCTCGCCGCAGTCGGAACTGTTAAGTTTATCAGGTTTGATAACTCCGCTGCAAAGATCGTACTCCGAGATGCGGTTGCAAAGTTCAATGATACTGAAAAACATCATTGGACAAATTTAAAACTTTCGGAGTATGAATATGAAAGTGATGATCAAGTGTTTGATTTAGTAAAAGAAGATTTGATCAAAACTCTCACTTGGCAATCGATCTCACCAACAGGTGGAGTAGTCATGATTAAAAATCATAGTTTTAATGTGGTGAGACAACCATCAACAAGAATCGGTTATGCTATTTGGAAGGAGGCATCAAATGGCGGATAAAAAGTTAATTCATTATTGTGATCGTTGTGGTAACAATAATGGTCTTCCAATCCAGCAGACGAAGTATGTGAAATCTACATGCCAAATCTGCGGTCGTTATGTTGGGCCACTTAATGAGGCCGTCGAAGAAGATATCATTCCCAATGATATCTCAAGTAAAGCGATTGAGATCGGTTCATTCAGCATTGAGCAAATGCCCAATTTCCTTCCTGGAATGAATCCTTCAAGAATTCACCCGAATCTTCCGTATGATATTAAGTCGCAAGACTTGGTGTTATACTTCCCAAGCATCGAAGACGATGATAAGAATCGGAAAACTTTGATAATTGCAAACCCCAAAGTAGGAGAGCAATTCAGAGTGATTCTTCCAGAGTCTAGAAAATCTAAAAGCGTTGGAAGAATTAATGCTGAATGATACTTTTGGGGCACATGGGTAGTTGACTGTGCCCCAGCGGGATCCATCAGGATCTTAAGAGGTTATGAGCCCGGGACTCTCGCCCGAACGGGGCTGGCATACCTCCGAACACGTATGCCGGACCAAAAGACATGGAGGTGTCAAATGTATAGAAGAAAAACAAGCGTCAACGATCTTAAAAGGAAATGGATATGTATCCTTTTCCTAGTTTTATTCGTGACCGGTGGTATATCATTATCCGGAATGTTGCAAGTTAACATAAATACAATTAACGATTCTCCGGTATCTGTTCAATCTGAAACGGATGATGATTACGAAGAAGAAACAATCGAGTTCAAAGAGATGATTGAAATCTCTAAACTGCCAGCATTAAAACTGGCAATGGTATATTAATGGAGGTGTCAAATGTGTAAAACTATGAAGAATGAAGACGGATATGTAATCGTCATAGCTTTGATGGTTCTATCCATTTTAACTGTAATTGGAGTATCAGCTTTACGAACTTCGATAACAGAAACTCAAATTTCTACAAACAGTCTAATTTACCACATGAACTTCTATGCCGCTGAAAGTGGTATAGCTCTTGGTCCGTTGTGGGCAAAGGATGATGCAAATTATCCTAAAAGTGAATGGGAAAACACTGACTTCATTGGAACTGGAGAAGGTACTCAATCCAATCTGACCAGTTACATTTATGAAGTTACACCTCAAATCGGAATTGACCCTTCTGATGGAGGAGCAAAAGTTTTGAGGTATGGTGATATAGATGGTGATTATTTGAACGAGATCAACTATACTGTTGGTCCTCCGTTGATCACTGTTGAAAGTCATGGTACTCATCCAAGAGGTGGAGATGCTGCGATTGAAGCAAGATTTATCTTCAATCCAATCTTTATGATGCCGGATGCTGCACTACGAGTTCACAGTAATGTGGATGGCAATGGCGTGTCGGGGTCAATCCTTGGAGAAGGTGAAGCGGGTAATAGCTGTGACAATGTTGCAGATATTATGTATGATGTTGCTGGGGGAACTATTGAGTATGGTGGTGATCTTGGTGATACTCCATTGATTGCACCGTCTGGTGGGATGTATCCCATTCCATTGATTCAGCCGTTAATTGCCAAGCGAGCAACTCAAACCATCGTCGGCAGTAACAATATTGACGAAGGTTCAATAGTTACATCTGCAGATGACCCTGGTGTCATATACATATCAGGAAATGCCAAAACTACAAATCTCAGCGGCTATGGCATTCTGTTTGTAGAAGGTGACTTTGAATTTGCTGGTTCATTGGATTGGCATGGAATCATCATTGTCGGGAGTAATATGACATTCTCAGGTGGTGGGACCAAAACAATAACTGGTGCTGTGATAGGCGGTGGTGATGCTGTTGCCTTAAATGGTGGGGTGGACATCGCTTATGATTGCAACATCCTTTCAGAATTGCATGATAACTTCTCTAGTTATCGTATGACATCTTGGCGGCAAATCTAGTCGCTGAGGAAGAATGGGGGCATATGCTCGTGGGGGATTTCGGGGGGGTCATCTTCGTACCCTATCCGGGTAATGATGACCCCCCCATTCTTTTTAATTTTTTTGATAGTTAGTCAACGTCCGGATGCTCTGTGTCGTAACAGATATGGAAACGCTCTGAAAACCTATCAAAGCTGGGGGTGTATTGGTGCAGATCACACCATTGCCCCCAGTTTTTTTTGTTATAATTCTTTACCGTAATAGTTTCCGTTCCACATAAAGGAACCTTCAATAATTATTATCATGTAAAGATTAAAGAACCCGCTTGCAGGTAAATGTTCAACAATACCAAAACCATTAATCCAAAAGTTGGGTGCATTAGCTTTGTAATCAGGTTTGATATTACATAGACAAGGGAGTGATGTTGCCATATGATATCCTTTACGATCTACTGGAGAAACCTTAGCATATAGCTGTGGATTATGAACATGAGAATAAACTACATTACCTTCAAAAGCTTCCAGGGTTTTTTTAGCATGATACATATTCCAATAATAACCATGAATGACACTCAGTTTACCAATATTGTAAATTCCATTGAATGGTATCACTCGATATCCCCGATCTGTTAATTTCAGATTTCTATCAATGTCAACCATTTCCTCTAGTTCTGGGTGATACTCGATATACCATTGAAGTCGTTGCTCATGATTCCCAAGCATGAAAGTTCTGCGTGTTTCAGGTCTTGTTATGTTTTCATGATAATTCAAAACATCTTCATTAAACGTATCAAAATCTCTTAGCAACCTCTGCCCTTCTTTTAATAAAGGTTTTCGTCTATTCCATCCCGATATACAATCCAACGAAAGTTGATCTCCCATATAAACGAGCTCGTCTGGATCGTAATCAATAATGAATTGACCAAGAGCATCCATCACTCGTTCGTCATAATGAGGATGATGAATGTCTGGCATTAGAACGGTTTTCTGGATTTGAAATGGGTCGCCTTCGGGGGTAGTTTTGAATTTACATCTACTTGAAAATGAACCTGCATATCTGCTCACTGTCTTTTCGGAGCAGCCAACAATCCTGGCAATCTCCCTATTGTTTAAAAGTGAACCTTTACCTAATTGTATTACTTCATCTTTAAACTTGGACATATAAACCCTCCAAATGTTTAGGATTTTATATTATGTTCTAAAAAGAAAAGATATTATCTTAATGTAAACTGTTGGATTTAATCTGAAAATCTTTGGAGGGAATCTTAATTATATAATTATTCAAGAAAAATACCGGACCCATTTTCTTGAAGAATCTTAAAGCCAGTTTCTTGGAGCAAATATTCATCTGGAAGTTGTACCACTTCGATATTAATTAAGTCAAAACCATGAGTACAATCAAATGTGCCTTCTGCATCAAAATCTGTGAAACCGCCTGATTGATAATAATCTGATGGTTCGACCAATGTATCTCCAGATGTAGTATCAAGGAAATAAACTGTTGTGGTATCTGAGTTGACAATAGATGTTACAATAGCTGTACTATCAAGATCAGCAGGAATACAATTGAGAGTATCATAATAACTATCATCAAAATCAATTTCTAATTCTCTACAAAAATCTGATACAGAACCAATGTCATGCCAAGACCCACAATCATAATACTCTCTTGGGTTAAGGGAACAAACGGCTGTTGCATCAGCATCTGGAAGACAACAGGGTTCACCACATGCCATACCCGCATAAAAATCATGGAAGTCTAATAAGATATCGCTTACTGAGTCACCAGGACCTTGATCTTCAACAATAATTGTTTCACCAAGTCTACTTCTAAATTCAATCATCTCCAGCGGAATTAATCTAGCTCTATAAGGCTTCCAAAAATTAACAACGTCACCCATCGAAGATGCGAGAGAATCAAAACCTATTAGAATATAACTTAAATTAATAAAACCATAACTAATATTTGCACGTATCCACTCACCTAAATCTTTTAACAAACTTCCTAATATTTCTATTCTTGGGGAAACAAGGGAATCAAGGTTTGCTTTATAAGTTGGGTTGAGAGCGGCCAGAACAACTGCAGCATCTGTTGGGTTTTGTAAGAAGTTTCTTGGTGTTACTCTTGAGAATAGATCCTGAAATTCTTTTAATTTAACTAATTGATCAGCTCTGCTTTTAAATTTATTATTATTATAATAGTCAAACTCATCGAGTATTGCTGAAACATCATTAACATTAGTTCCATCATAACAGACAAAGCTCTTACCTGGAGTTCCAACTGAAAATTGTTGGTTAAAAATATCGACGCATGAAAGATATAATGCAAGTAATGAAACTTGATCACCAGTAATAGTTACAATGGCATCTTTATCAGGTGTAGTCCCAGAACTTTGCCACGCTTGATATTGATCTTGAACCGTTCTTACTAGAATAGATAAACTTCCATAAATATTTCTTTCATCAAATAAAGGTTTTACAGCAAAATATGGAGAACGTGATGGGAAGTTAATATTATTTAAATTATATAGCGATCTAATATCTGCTTCTCGCTGAAGCCAATGTGGGTCCCCTAATGTTAAAAGATCGTACGGAAGATATAATGGAGAAGTGTCACCTGTAGTTCCTGCAACGATTGTGCCCTTAAACATTAAGTCATCTGGGTCTTTATTTTGTCTATCGTCAAACTGAAGATCAAATTCATAAATATCTAATTCATTGATTCCATAGTACTGTAAAACATCAACCATGGTTTGAGGTGTTCCCTTTTTCTTATAAAGGTTTACCAGATCCAAAAAGAAATTGACTTTAATCAATAATGCTTCATTTGAAACAGGATCTCTTATTCCTGCTGAAAGATCATAACCAAAACTTTGAAATAAATCATCAAGTTGATCATTTGGTAGTTCATAAACGTCTGAAACATTTTGTTGAAATGTTGAGATAGTTCTATGAGATGCATACCAATCTCTTAACCAACCTTTTAATCTTATATAGTCGGGAGAGTTATGGGCGATAGTATCAATCACTCTAGCGAAAAAGTCACCCGCAGTTGACTGATTTGATTTAGCAATGGAATCTAATGACTTAATCAGGTCATTTGGAAGACCCATTAAGTCATTCCATATTTGCCAAAAATCATCAATATTTCTAGCCATTCTATCTCCTTAGCAGTGGTCTCGGAAAACAGGTTTCTTTGACGACATACATTTATAATATTGATCTATAAGAAACGACTCATAACAAGATTCTACAAGTTGGCAGTTCGATATTAATTCCACATTATTATATTTATCATAATTTCCATTTACTTTTAAATCTAAATAAAGATATATTAGTTGAGAAAGATTTGTACTTAGACTTCCCAAACTAGCTTGTAAGATACATATATTTGCTGTTGTATCGCACACGAAACTTACGTTTGTTGAATCAATAACTTGTAATGAAAAAGCATCTGTCGCATCAACTCCACAAACAAGGTCTGCTGTCGTATCACAAGTTAATCTTCTATACTCCAATAATGCATCAAGGAGTGTAAAATCATCAGGTTGTAATGAAAACAGATTAACTCCATTAGGATCTAAATTAACATATTGAGATGATCCAGGATATATTTGCATCCTATCGAAAACGACGCGAGGAATACAGAAACTATTAGTCTCTTGTGTGTATCTATACTCATAAGAATCTTCACAAAAATTATTATTGAATAACATTTCGATGTATGAATTAGTTGACATATATAATTCGGGAATGTTAGTTGGAGGTGGGATTCGATCCTTGCCAACGATAGACCTATCAACCAAGAAACCATAATACCAATGTTGTAATTCTGGGACAACTGTATAACTCGTCAAAACTGTAGTCATTAGTCCTCTTTGTAGTCCATATCAGTTTTTAGACAATCGCCTGCGCTTAGCATGTCTAACATATGAACAAACATTGTCTCTGGGTTGTATTCTTTAAATGAGAAATCCCCATTGTTTTTAGCATCTGTGCTCCATTGACCGGAGTGAAATCTGATTGATTCTTCCAGCATATAAAAGTCTTCTTCAGATATTATTTTGAGGAAGGTTTCTTTGTTCTCTGAAATCATATCAGCACCGAGTTTGTCATGTGCTGTGTCTGTATGTTTTCGATTTCCGAGTTTCCCATATTTTAATGCATCATGTAAAGCGACAGCAAATAACATGGAATCTCCACGAGCTGTTTTCTTCTCAAAATTAAACATACGCATTACTTTAACCGTTGAGAATAACATTTGATAAACATGCTCGTCTACATCTGGTGGACCGTCGCCATTCAATCTTCGATGCCATTTCCCAGTAGAGGAACTTGGTTTTTCCCAAATATTGGGTATAATCTTATTTATTCCATTCCAAAGTTTATATCCTTTCTCTGTCATATTATCTTGTAGTAATTCTTTAATCTTTTCTAAATAGTCCATT